CTATTTACTATAGGCTTTGATTGGATAATGATCTGAGAAATCATTGTATACATAGTAGTAAGGGAAGGCATAGACATCCCATGGCTTAGGTTTTTCAGTAACAACTTCATTAACTAATTGTTTTGGTTGTTTATGATCTTTATCTGTAAATATATAGTCTAAATGTTCTGGTTTACCATTAGGATAATTATATTTCGCGATAGAATTTGACTGTGGATCCCATGTGCTATTGTGTCCTGCATATAGAACATCATTCACGTTTAAGTTTTTAAGCATATCTTTGAACTCTGGAGTACCTTTATTAACATTCAAATCGCCACCGATATAAACCGTTTCATCTTTAGGTATGTTTTTCTTTTTAACAAAGTCGCTGATTTCTTTCATTTGTTCAGCTCTAATTTTTCGATCATGTCCAGCGCCACATCTTGAATCTTCAGATTGTGTATGTGTACCGATAACGTGAACGTTCTTACCGTTTTTCTCTATCTTTGTATAAACAAAGCCTTTATTACTGTCATTGTCGAATCCACAACCGCTTTTGAAAACATGCTGGATTTTTTCTTTAATAGGATATTTACTTACAATCGCTACGCCGCCATCTTCAGCAACAGTTGATGAGTAGCTACCTTCAGTTTTGTCCCAACCTGATTGAGAACGACCGAGTACAGGTGTTTGGTAAGGATATTCTTTTTTTACATTACTTAATAATTTGTCTGATGCACCATTATCAAATGCTTCATTAAATATGACGACATCATTATTTTTGATGTAAGAAGATTGTCCAATTAAATCAGCACGCTTATATTGACCCCAGTTTGGATACATAGAAACCTTGTAACAACAGTATTTATTGGGTTTGGAGTCCCTAATGGGTCCCTAAATTACATACTTTCTAAAATTTTAGTTGTTTTTTTGTCCTCTTCATTAAATTTTTCTTCTAACAAATGAGAATACACAGATGTAGTTATTGCTATATTTTTATGACCTAATCTTTTAGAAATGTAATGTATAGATACACCTTTTGCTAGTAAATAAGAACAATGAGTGTGTCTTAATGCGTGCGATGTAATAATTGGTATATTATTGACTCTACAGGCTGATTTCAAAGCATTATTGATAGCATGAAGGTTAATTATAGATCCGCCTTCTTTGAAAATGTAACCATCATAGCTAATTGCAAATGTACTTATGACGTCCATAATGTGTTTCATATCAGATTTAGCGATACTGATATATCTAGGGGAAGTATTGGTTTTTCGCTCGTCAATAAATATAGTGTTTTTCACTTGGTTGATATGCTCAATCTTTATATTTCTTGCACCACTGACACGACAACCCGTACAAATCATTATGAATAGCGCTAATGATGAACGAGTTCTCTTCTTTCTGACGTGATCTTTTAGTATTTCATATTCAGTTACCGAGATGAATTTTTCTTGTTCTGACTTCGTAGGTTTTCCGGCTTTATAATTAACTTTATAAGCGGGGTTTTTAAAAATAAGTCCATCATATAATGCGTCATCTAAAGCTGACCGAATAGCACCGTTTGTTTTTCTTATAGTTTCTTTTGCGTGTTCTTTTGAATAGTCGTTTATGAATTTCTGATAAACTTGTCTATTTATCTTTGATAACTCCATTTTACCTATTTTATGTTTTTGTATATGTTGTAATGCATTTCTATAATGACGGTAGGTATTTTCTTTAACAACAGGTTGTTTATATGTTTTAATCCAATTTTCGAAGTATTCTTCAAGAGTTATATAGTTATCTATATTAAAACCACTTCTTAACTCATTTAACTTGTCTAGTCCAGCAGAATTAGCTTCACGCTTTGTTCTAAAACCTTTCTTACGGTATCTTTTTCCTTCATGCTTAAATTCATATTGCCATTTTTTACCATCGTAACAACGTGTTTTCATGCGTTCCCTCCTCAAAATTGGCAAAAAATAATAAGGGTAGGCGGGCTACCCTGTGGAATCAATTATCATTATTTATAATTTCAGAAACTCTATCATTGTATTCTCTTTGTGACAGACCATGATAGTCTTTTTGCATTGAAAGCTCTTCAATTTGTTTTTGAGCCTGCTCAGACATACCCTCTGTAGAAAAATCAGTGGGAGGCATATTATTTAAATCAACTTTTTGCTTTTTGTTTTGTTGAACTTGGACATTTTGCTGAGGAACACTATTTTGTGGTATCTGTTGTTGCGGTTGTTGAACCGATTGCTCTTGTGATTGGGGTTGTTCAACGGTTTGATTGTCTGGTTGTTGTTGTGTTGCAACTTCTTTTTCCTTATCTTTTTTCGATTTATTTTCCTTTTCCTTCTCAATTTTCTTTTCTTTTGATTTAACTTCTTTTTTAGATTCTTCCTGATTCTCATCATTTCCACATGCACTTAACACTAACGTGCTCACTAATAATAAACCTAACAATCTTTTCATTCTCATTTCTCCTTTGCTTACTTTTTATATTAAAACTCCATATAGGCGCTATTAATCAATACGTTTTCACACTAGTAGGCGTTTTTTTGTTTAGTAAAATCATAATGAATCTTCTTTGGTTAACTTATCGCCATCTAATTTTTGTGAAATAAATTCCAAGTATTTACGCGCATTATGTGACGATAAATCTTTAGGTAACTCATAAGTGAATGGTTGATTACCACTAGTTAAAACTTCGTATATTACAGTTTCTCTTTTTATTTTGCAATTAGTTATTTTCATTATAAACTTCCTTTCAAACACTGCTGAAATAGACGTCTTTTTTAAATAAGCATAATTAATACTTCAATTCTTTAATCCACATATATTTAAAAGTGAGGTAGTAGGTAATAAATATAAGACTTAAAGTTAAGATTGCTTTTTTCATGTTTCATAATTAAAACCTCTGTAAATTTAAGGTTAGTATTATGAAATAATGGATTGGTTTATTCTTTAGTACTAACTTCGTAGTAAATTATATAGTTCGCTAAATTGTATTTATCTACTATATTTTTGGAATAAACAATTTCCTTTTCTTTCTTCAGTAAATTATAAAAATCTACATCATTTTCGTTAGCTGATTCTATTTTGGTGATATCAGATTGTCTAACGATTCTTTTAGATCTGTCAAGGTATATAAATTTCCCTGATTTAGAATTAGTCTTTTTATTCACACCGACGTAAATTGAAAGTAATATACTTTTTCCAAAAACAGCATCACTGTGATTATGGTTTTCATCTTCTATAACTAAGAATACATGCTTTTTTGTAAAAATTTTTTTGATCATCGTTATTATTCCTTTATTAAATTTATTAAGTCTTCTTCATTTAAAAATTGAATTTTTGCACCATTTCCAACATATTCTCGAGCTTTTCGTTGTTTTGAAACTAGTCCGTTCACATCTTTATATTTATCATCTTGAACACCTTCGACTAAAATATCTGTTTTTGCAGTTACGTCACTTCTGATATAAGCTCCTTTCTTTCTAGTTAATATCATTAAATCTTGTTTTTCAGTGTCAAAATTACCTGTAAAAACAACATTTTTATCTTTTAAAATAGGGATTACACTTTCCACTTCTATTTTATTAATCTCAGATATTTTCATATGAATTTTTTGAAATCCTGAATCGAAAAGTTTAGTTGGAGAGTTAGAATATTTGCTAAATCTAATGTATTGCTTAGGCATATAATGTATTAATTTTAATACACTATAATGCTGATTGTTTTTAGCGAGTGATATCAACATCTTCGATAAAGCTAGCACGTCAAATTTAGCAGAATGTAATTTTTCTTTATCGATATCATATAAGCTACACAAATTTTCTAATTTAAAACTAGAGATTGCGTGGAAGCTTCTAAAGATATTTATACTATCGACATACATGAAGTTTGGAACAGGTAAGTCATAATAATTATTAGTATTTTTTAATACTGAAATATCAAAAAGTGCATTATGAGCAATAATTAAATGTGATTCTTTTAAAAGATAGAGAATTTCTTGGTAAATATCTGGATATTTAGGTGCTTTTAATATGACATCTTCAGGTATTTTATGTATTTTAGCGTTTTTCAAGTTATATCTATTATTAGGAGGATTAATATAAGATGAATAAACTTTTACTATTGATAAATCCTTAATTAAAGATACAGCAACTTCGCAAGGGCTGTTCATATGTTCATTCATAGTTTCAAAGTCTAAGACTGCAATATCATATTTTTTCATTTGCAAGTGCTCCTTTTATAAAATAACTTTTCCAATTAACCTCACACTTTCATTTCTATAAAAGTGTAGATCGTCGTAATCTTTATTTAGTGAAACTAGAGTCAATCTATCATCTTCAACAAAGACTTTCTTAACGTACGCTTCTTCTTCAATGATGAATATACCAATTTGTCCATTCTTTATATTGTGAGTTTTCTCCACAAATATGATTTCGCCATCTTTAAACATAGGTTCCATAGAATCACCATTTACTTTTAACGCTAAATCGTGTGTGGGGATAGGTCCTTTAACCATTTCAGTAAATAGCGTTTCATCGTGTAAACGTTCTCCTACACCAGCAGAGACGCAACCATTGACGTTAACTGGAGTTTTCTCCTGTTTATATGAATTAATATCTACAACGTTATCTCCTTTAGAATTCTGTTCTTCCAATTGTTCATTTGCATAGTTAAGTACGTTTTCTTGGCGGGGAGGTGTGAGTTTGTTGTATATGGAAGTGATGTCGTTATCGTCTTTGTATGTAGTATCTATGTCGCTTTTACCAACCTCGAAAACATCAGCTATCCTTTGTATAACGCCGTGAGAGGGGTTGGAACGTAAATTTAAATAATCGCTTAAAGTAGATGGTTTTATGTTAATGAGTTCAGCAAGTTTCTTTTGAGACATATTTGAATCGTTGAGAAATTTTCTAATGTTTTTGGCTATAATAATATTTCTTTCTTTGTTCATATTACTTACCTCCTTTTTTCTTATTATACGAAATTTTCATATCATAGTAAAGTTTTTTACGAAAAAAACGTATTTAATGTTGACAATACGAAAATTTCGTATTATATTAGGTTTACGAAAGGCGGTGACAACATGAAAACATTAAAAGAGTTGAGGACTGATTACGGATTGACTCAAAAAGAGTTAGGAGATTTATTTAAGGTCTCATCACGTACAATTCAAAATATGGAAAAAGACTCTACAAACATTAAAGATAGTTTACTTTCTAAGTATATGAGTGCTTTTAATGTTAAATATGATGATATTTTTTTAGGTAATGAATACGAAAATTTCGTATTTACGAATGATAAAAAGAAATCAATTATTTTAGCATTTAAAAAAAAACAAACATCTTAATAGGAGGAATAACAAATGAACATTCAAGAAGCAACGAAGCTAGCGATGGAGAAAGGAATAAGTATAAGGAGAGAGAATCAAGATGTGTATGGGATATTACCAACTAATTTGCAGCGTTATCAATGCCTAGTCGTATCTAGACACTATAAGAAAAAAAGACAAACCGCCGCCGGAAGGTGGCAGCCTAGCGCAGACGATTTAATAGCAGATGATTGGATTTTAGATTATTAATTTTTTCAAATCTCTAATTAAACCCATAAGTGTTTTGTAATCTTTTTTGGATTCTGATTCTGAGTAGGCGATACCTTCTCGAGAAAGAGCCATCTCAAGAAAACCGCCATCTTCAGCAGAAGCAATTACAAAATCTCTATGCTTTAATTCAAGAACTGCATCGATATAGTCTTCAAAATTAAAACCTAAAAAGAAAGCGTTAAATGAGGATTCATCACTACCGAAATAAGATGCAGGACGTTTAGACATACCTTCGTCAATTCTATCAAGGTAAATTGAATAAAGTTGTAAAAGGACAAATTTAGCTTCATCAGTCATAAGTCATTCACCTCCTTAATAGGAGTATAGCAGAAAGGAGCACAAACAATATGCAAGCATTACAAACAAAATCGAACATAGGCGAAATGTTCAACATACAAGAAAAAGAAAATGGAGAAATCGCAATCAGCGGTCGAGAACTTCATCAAGCATTAGAGGTTAAGACTCCATACAAAAAATGGTTTGAAAGAATGAGTGATTACGGATTTGAAGAAAATATCGATTATATAGTCACGGACATTTTTGTCCATAACCCACTAGGAGGTCGTCAGAATCAAACTGACCACGCACTCACACTAGACACTGCAAAAGAGATTGCAATGATTCAACGTAGTGAACCTGGCAAACGTGCAAGACAATACTTCATCCAAGTTGAAAAAGCATGGAATAGCCCAGAAATGATTATGCAACGTGCTTTAAAAATTGCTAACAACACAATCAATCAATTAGAAACAAAGATTGAACGTGATAAACCAAAAATTGTATTTGCAGATGCAGTAGCTACTACTAAGACATCAATTTTAGTTGGAGAGTTAGCAAAGATCATTAAACAAAACGGTATAAACATCGGGCAACGCAGATTGTTTGAGTGGTTACGTCAAAACGGATTCCTTATTAAACGCAAGGGTGTGGATTATAACATGCCTACACAGTATTCAATGGAACGTGAGTTATTCGAAATTAAAGAAACATCAATCACACATTCGGACGGTCACACATCAATTAGTAAGACGCCAAAAGTAACAGGCAAAGGACAACAATACTTTGTTAATAAGTTTTTAGGAGAAAAACAAACATCTTAATAGGAGGAACGAACAATGCAAGCTCAAAACAAAAAAGTCATCTATTACTACTATGACGAAGAAGGTAATAGACGACCCGTTAATATTCAATACAACGATGGCTACGACTTAATGATAGACCAGCGTTTTATTGAAATGACGCTTGAAAGACATCCGCATTTAAAAAATAACTTTTATGGATTAATAGATGGAAAAGAATTTAAGTTAGATTAAATTTTTGTGTTAGATAATTAAAAGCTAATTTGCTTAGCAATGTTACGGACATACTAGTGGTTTTGTTTGCGACTTTTTTAACTTCTTTCCAAGTGTGATTGTCTCGGATATTATCTAAAAATTCATGTCCTGACCAAGTTATATCGTTAATTGTATAACCATAAATATGTCCATCTTCCCAACCGAATTTAACACTAACATACTTTGCTTCTTCCAGTTTTAATAATGCATATATTACAGTTTCAAAATCATATTTTCCAAATACAACATTATCTTTGAAATTGTATTCGGTGAGCGGTTCACCAATCTTTTTATTAGTTTCAATTTCTAACAAAAGATGTCTAACACAATCATGATCTAATTTCATACTTATCACTACCTTAGGTTGATAACAACATTATACACGAAAGGAAAGATAGAAATGCCACATATTTTAAACGTAACAGTTCCAATACCTGAAACACACGTGCTTATCACAAAAGATGAATATGAAGAGTTAATAGCTTACTCATTAGACCCTGTATGGAACATGAGCGACTTAAAGAAGAAATTAAAAATTGCATCTGATGAAACAATCAAAGACAGGTTATTATTTCACCCTAGACTCGAAAAAGAGTTAAGAGCACAAGGTATCGTACATTATCCTGATGAGAATTTTAATCGTTGGAGGTTTAACGCAAGAAGGATGCATAAGTTTGTAGATGAACATTTTAATGAGATTTACAAAGGAGGGCACAACAAATGAGTAAAACTTATAAAAGCTACCTAGTAGCAGTACTATGCTTCACAGTCTTAGCGATTGTACTTATGCCGTTTCTATACTTCACTACAGCATGGTCAATTGCAGGATTCGCAAGTATCGCAACATTCATATTCTATAAGGAATACTTTTATGAAGAATAAAAAAACTGCTACTTGCGCCAACAAGTAACAGTAACAAACATTTAAGAAATAAAATTCAAGTTAAATATAAAACGAAAAACGGAGGAAGTCAACCATGACTAAAAATTATAAAGACATGACGCAGGAAGAAATAAAAGACTTATTATCTGAAAAAACGGCAGAATTGTATGAATTAGCGAAAGAAATTAAGGGAGAAAGTAAATTTGATATTTTGCTTTTCTCATCAATAGGAGTTATCGACGGAGATTATTTAGCAGGTTCAAGTTCTGTGATTGGTCATACTTTTGATCTTGCTTACTTATTGGATAGCACTAAGAGTTATAAAGATATTGTCAATGTTCTCCAAATGTGTAAATCACAAAAAATTCTCGGTATAGATGACGACAAGGAGGACTAAAACAATGTATTACAAAACGGGTGACGTATGTCGAAAAATATTTAATGTAGATGGCTTTGATTTTCAATTAAGAGTTAAGAAGCGAGCATATAGTGTCGAAATAGTCGTTTTAGATCATGAAGGAAATTCAATTGACGGGCTACTAGTTTCTGACGAGAACGATCTATACACAGCTTTAGATATTTTGAAACAAAGTATTTATGAATGGATTGAAAATAACACAGATGAACAGGACAGACTAATTAACTTAGTCATGAAATGGTAGGTATAAGCATGAGAGATACAGAAAGAAATATATTGAATATTTTTAAGACGTTATTCGACGAATATACTTTGTCAAACCAACGAGCATTATTGGAAATTGAACGTAATCATCACGGATACTTATCGATTAATTTCTTGCACTATCACGACAGTTACAAAACAAACAATAAGCTTGTGCAGATACATGAAATCAATCCAGACAGCCATGAACGAATAAAAAATTTAATTATCGAGGTGCTAAGAGGTCATCGGAAGATTAAAAAAGGAGCATGAGGAAAGATATGAAAATAAATAAGTTAACTATATCGAACTTTGCTGGAATCAAAGAAGAAAAATTTAACTTTGACGGTAAAGATGCAAAAATATACGGCAATAATGCGACTGGCAAGACTACAACAGCAACCGCATTACAATGGCTGCTTTTCGATAAGGGTTTAGACGGTTCAACCAAATCATTTAACCCTGTACCTTTAAACGAAAAAAACGAAGAAAATTATGAGTTAATTCCGACTGTTTTCGCAGAATTTGAAATCGACGGAAAAATTACGACTTTTAAAAAAGAGTCACATCCTAAATACACAATAAATCAAAAAACGAATCGCAAGGAATACTCACGAAGTCGAACGAAGAAACAATATATCAATGATGAATCAATAAAAGTAAAGGATTATAAAGCTCGTATTGATGAACTGATTGATGAAGATGTATTCAAGTTAATTACGAACCCTCAAGCATTTAACTTACTAGATTGGAAG